TCCACGCACGCGATTGAATGGCAAATCCAAAACTATCTAGATATGAGCGACGCGGTAGGCTACACCTACCAGCAGGACGGCCATGCGTTCTACGTTCTGTCGTTCCCGTCCGCGGACGAAACATGGGTGTACGACGCGGCTACTGGCGCATGGCATCAGCGGTCATCTTACTCTGCCATTGCGCCGTCTGAAGGTGGATTTGAGGCCGAATCGTTTGAGGCCGAGGCGTTCTACGTTGTGCAGCCGCTCACGCCTTCCGGCGTTGGCGGGGTATTCCCGCGCCACCGTAGCAACTGCCAGTGTAACTTCCAAGGCAACATCATCGTCGGCGACTACGTTAACGGCAACATCTACACGCTTGAACTAAATGTTTTTGCGGACAACGAAATAGCGCAACGTTGGTTGCGGTCGTGGCGCGCGCTGCCGACCGGCCAGAACAATCTTAAACGTACAGCAAATCACGCCTTGCAACTTGAGTGCGAAACAGGCGTTGGCATAACAACAGGCCAAGGTAGTGATCCGCAGGCCATGCTCCGTTGGTCCGACGATGGCGGCCATACATGGTCCAACGAACACTGGGCGTCTATGGGTCCAATCGGTGCAACAGGCACCCGCGTCATATGGCGCCGGCTTGGCATGACGCTCAAGCTGCGCGACCGCGTCTACGAAGTGTCTGGCAGTGATCCTGTCCGTATTTACTTGACCGGCGCTGAATTGCAACTGAGCGGCACAAATGCCTGAGACTCAACTTACCCGTATCCCCGCGTCGCGTGTTCCGATTACGGACACCGAAAACGGTACGGTTACGCGTGAGTGGTACAGGTATCTGTTTAACCTTTTTACTATAACTGGCGGTGGTCAAGCTAACTCGGCGGCAAGTTCGTCTTTCGGGCAAGACTTGGCCCCGCTGTACACGCCACAACTTGAAGACAACCGCAACGGCGCGTTCTTTGACACAACCACACAAACAGCCGCTGTCATCAATACAGCGTATCCAATAACGCTTAACACCACAGATATAACTGATGGCGTCTACATTGGCGCAACTACATCGCAAGTGTTTGTGGACCGCATACGCACTTACAACTTTCAGTTTTCCGCGCAACTTATCAAAGCCAGCGTTGGCACAGGAAATGTTTTTATTTGGTACAGAGTAAATGGTGTTGACGCGGCAAACTCTGCAAGAAAAGTAACTTTAGCCGGAAGTAGCGCGGTAGTTGTCGCCGCAGGCAATTATGTGGTAAAGCTAAACGCCGGTGATTATTTTGAATTGGTTTTTTCTACTGATGATACAGGTTGCCAAATTGTTGCAGTGGCTGCTGCCGCCCCTGCCCCCGCAATTCCGTCCGTTATCCTGACGGCCACTAGTAACTTTAATTGAGGCCTAGCTATGACTGTTCTTGCTCAACAACCTAAAGCACAATTCTTCGATGCTAACGGTAGCCCGTTGGTCGGCGGCAAGGTCTATACCTATGCAGCCGGTACGACAACGCCGTTGGACACGTACACTGATGCGTCGGGGATTACACCCAACACCAACCCAGTTATTCTGGACTCCCGCGGCGAATGTAACCTGTGGTTCTCTACAGCTACTAGCTACAAGGTAATCTTGGAAAGCGCGACTAACGTGCTGCAATGGTCCGTTGATAACATTGCGACCTACGGCTCCATTACCAGCCAGAACTCCAACAACGTGGCTATTACCGGTGGCACAATCACCGGCGTTACGTTTACAGGTAACATCACCGGCAACGCATCCGGCAACGCGGGCACTGTGACAAACGGCGTCTATCTGACAGCCACGCAGACGCTGACAAACAAGACCATCACAGGTCTGGCTTCGGCGTCAACGGTTAATGACAGCCTTGGTACGGAATACACCATCGGCTACCGCAGCGTCCCGCAAAGCCTGAACACAACCGCTGCGGCGTCAGACATCGGAAAGCATCTGTTTGTTTCCGTGACTACCACAGTTCCGTCAGGCGTGTTTGTAGCGGGTAACGAGTTTCTTGTGGTCAACAGCAGCGCCGTTGCTGTAACACTCACACAGGGCACTGGAACGACGCTACGGCTCGGCGGCACTGCAACCACAGGCAACCGTACCATTGCCGCCTACGGCGTTGCTAACGTGCTGTGTACCGGCGCTGAAACTTTCTACGTCACTGGCAACGTAACCTAATAGGATCGGCTCATGGCAATTATCGCAACAAATATCATCCCTGCTAAGAACATGGAAAACACGCAGACTACGCAGTATGTGTCGCCAAGCAGCACCACAACTATCATTGACAAGTTCACGGCTACCAACTTTAGTAGTGGCATGGTCAACGTAAGCGTCAACTTGACAGCGGCTGGCGCCGCGGCTGGCAACAGCAACTTGATCGTCAAGACGCGGACACTGCAAGCCGGCGAGACTTACACCTTTCCTGAAATCGTAGGTCACATCCTGCCGTCCGGCGGGTTTGTCTCTACGCTTGCGTCAGCGGCAGCGGCAGTCAACTTGCGTGCGTCTGGACGCGAGATTAGTTAATGCAAAATTTCCTACGCATTGCTGACGGGCTAAATACATCTTCTGTCTTACGGGAGTTAGTCACGCAGCCAGAGTTATGGAACCAGAATACACTTCGCACCAGCCATCCTGACACCGCTCATGCAGACGTTAGCGACATTTGGCTGTGGTTTAACGCAATCCCTGACACGCCTGACGGTGTTATTAACGACATCCAGACGGTCGAGTATCCTGCGTGGGCGCGCCTGCCGTCGCTGCGCCGCATGGTGTTGGACCTGATCCACCGCGTCAACGGCGTCCAGCTTGGCCGCTGCATCATTACCAAACTGCCGTCCGGCGGTGAGATTACGCCGCACGTTGACGGCGGCGCTCCAGCAGAGTTTTACATCCGCTACCAGATTGCACTTCAGTCCCTGCCCGGCGCGCTATTTCACAGCGGCGACGAAACGGTTAACTTCCGCGGCGGCGAAATATGGTGGATCAATAATCGCGTAACACATTCTGTTGTAAATAACAGCGCAGATGATAGGATAGTCTGCATTGTAGACATCAGGAGCGCATAATGATAACGGCACAAGTTGAAGATTGGGCACCTTTTATTGAAGAAGCGCAACCGTTGCTACCTTTGCATTGGGAAGAATTGGCGCTCAACAAAGATAAAGTTCCGCTTGATCCGCAGTACGACCTTTACGCTGTCCGCGATAACGCCGGGCAAGTGCTAGTGGTGACGCTGCGCGAAACTGGCCGTTTAGTGGGATATTTTATAGGTTTTATTGCGCCGGGGCTACACTACCAAACGTGCCTGACGCTGACAATGGACATCTTTTGGACGCATCCGGATGTGCGTGGTGGATTTAGTGGTGTAAAACTCTTTCGTTTAGTTGAAAAAGAGGCTAAAAGGAGAGGCGTGCATCGTATGTTTTATGGTTCTAAATTTCACAAGGACGCTTCACGTCTATTTGAGTTTTTAAAAATGGAACCTGTAGAGACATATTACAGCAAATGGATCGGGGAATAACATGGTTGTAGCAGCAATAGTCGGGACGGCAGTTGTCGGCGGCGCAGTATCTGCTAATGCGTCTAGCAAAGCTGCCAAAGCGCAAGTAAAAGCAGCTAACACTGCGGCAGCATCGCAGGAGCGCGCAGCGGCGCTGGCGCTAGAAGCGCAGCGTACTGGCACGGCTGAAGCCGTTGCAGCGGCAAAGGAAGCGGCAGCCATAGCACAGCAGGCGCAGAGTGAAGCAAATTTTCAGGCGCAAAATTTAGAGCGCCTGCGCTACACCGAAACGCGCGGCGCAGACGAACGGGCGTTCACTGGCGCGCAAGCAGCCGCGGATAGAGGCTTCACCGACGCTCAAGGCGCATACAATACTTCGTTTGCCAACGCGCAGGCGGCTAGTGATTTGGGTTACAGCACCGCACTAGCCGACGCCAATAGAGGTTTCGACACCGCACGAGGCGATGTTAGTGCGGGCTACGGCGCCGCCATGTCCGGTCTTAATAGGGGGTATGACACCGCCCTAATTGATGCCAACAGAGGCTTTGACGAGGCTCAAGCCGCCGCAGAATTGGGGTATACCACTGCTCAAGGTGATTACGAAAAAGCATACCAGCGGCAGGGCGAATTTCAGCAACCATTTATTGATGACGGGGGGCTTGCTCGTGATCAAATTATGCAGCTTATGGGGCTGCGCGGCGATACAAACGCGGCTAATTACGGCCAGTACGCTAAGGCTTTTGGTACAGACCAGTTTGAGCAAGACCCCGGATATGCTTTCCGCCAATCAGAAGGATTAAAGGGGCTAGAGCGTTCAGCATCTGCGCGCGGCGGCGCATTGTCTGGCGGCGCACTAAAAAATATTCAGCGGTTCGGTCAAGACTTAGCCAGCCAAGAATTTAACAACGCGTTTAACCGCTATCAGGTTGAACGCGGCGCGCGCCTTGATACGCTTGGCGGGTTGTCATCTATGGGCCAAGCAGCGTCAAACAACATGAGCGGCTTTGCAGGCCAGCTTGGCTCAAACAGCGCGGCAAACGCTTTGGCGCGGGCGCAGGCGACATCCGCAAACTCTATAGGGCGTGGGACCACAACGGGCAATCTTGCTATCAATCGCGGGATTGGAATCGGCAATCTTGCTGTCAATCGTGGGTCCGCACTTGGCAGTCTTGCCGTCAATCGCGGCGCGACAACTGGCGGTATTGCTATGAATCGCGGCGCGACAACATCGGCAAACGCTTTGGGCCTTGGC